ACAGGTACTGGTACAACATTTGACCAACAAATTATTGAAGGTGATATCATTACAATTGATGGACAAGATGCACAAGTTAATCGTATCATTTCACCAACACAAGCATATTTAACCACAAACTTAGCAACAAGTGTAACCACTGCAACAGCCACAAAGACTGGTGTATCTGATGTTTGGGATGATAGATTTTTAAAACAGTATGCCACGGCTTTGATTAAATATCAGTGGGGTACCAACCTGTCAAAATTTGCTGGTGTTCAAATGCCAGGTGGAGTTACGTTAGATGGTCCTCGAATTATGGCTGAAGCACAAGTAGAAATTGATAAGATCGAAACTGAAATGCAAGCCTACAACGTACTACCTCCAGAAATTTTGACTGGTTGATGAATGCCTACAAATTTTTACTTTCAACCATTTCCAACAGGAATTACCCAAGAACAACTACTAGTTGAAGACTTGGTGATTGAGGCCATGCAACAGTATGGCATGGATGTGTTTTATCTACCACGATCTAGTGCAGATCCTAATGGTGCAGACCCTTTGTATGGTGAAGACCCACTAAAACAATATACAGTTGCGTTTCCAATTGAAGTCTACTTAGAAAATGTTACAGGCATGGATGGTGAACAAGACTTTATTTCTAAGTTTGGTCTTGAGATTCGAGATGAAATAACACTATTAATTTCTCGCCGTAGATTTAAGTATGCTTCTGGTGCCACAAACTATAGTATACCTAGACTTGGTGACTTAGTTATTAACACTGGACCAAACCGACCAAGAGAAGGTGATTTAATTTACATTCCCCTGATGCAAAACTTTTTTGAAATAACGTTTGTTGAACATGAAAATGACCAAGCAATGTTCTACACATTAGGTCGTGGACGTGGTGGCAATGTTTATGTTTATGCATTGAAACTGAAACAGTTCGTATTATCTGATGAGTTGATTCAAACTGGTCGCACAGAGATAGACGAACAAGCATTTGATTCATACAAGAGAACACGTTTGGATGTACCTGTTAATGGCACAGGCAAATTTACAGTTGGTGAGTTTGTTTATCAAGGTTCATCATTGGCAACTGCAAACGCCAAAGCTACCGTACACACAACAGATCCTGGCCGACACTTAGATGTTGTTAATGTTAAAGGCCAGTTTGTGGTTGGTGTAACTATTATTGGTGCAACAAGTGGCGCAACATGGTCTCTTCAAACTGCAGCAGACGATATGCCAACAGACAGTGTGTTTGAAGATGTGTCGGATAACAACATTATTCAAGATGAAGGTGACGATGTACTAGACTTCACTGAACATAACCCATTTGGTGAACCTTAATGCTAGGTAATGCACACTTCTATAACAGAACCATACGAAAAGTTGTTGTAGGTTTTGGTACTCTATTTAACGATATTCAATTGATCCGTTACACCAGAGATATGGCTACTGAAGTCGAAAGATTTAAAGTGCCATTATCTTATGGTGCCAAAGAAAAATACTTGACTCGCTTGGCTTCCGATCCAGACTTAACAAAATCTGTTGCAATATCTGTGCCTAGAATTTCATTTGATATGGTAGGCATGTCATATGATTCTAGTCGCAAAGGTGTTACTACTAACCGAAACTTTTCAGTTGGTGCAAATAACACATCACTAAAATCACAATACGGAGCAATACCATACAACTTTGATTTTAACTTATCTATCTATGTTCGCAATACAGAAGATGGTGCTCAGATTATGGAACAAATACTTCCATTCTTCACACCAGATTTTACTGTAACAATGGATTTTATTCCTGGCATGGATCAAAAGTATGACATGCCAATCATATTAAATTCTGTATCTACGACTACAGATTATGAAGGTGATATGATGAGTACTCGTTTGATTCTATGGGACTTGACATTCACAGCCAAAGCATATATTTGGCCACCAGTTAAGACAAGTGAGATGATTACTTTGGCTACTGCAAACACACATATGAATTTTGCCAACTTGGCAAATGGTGATATTATTACATCAAATACATTTACACAGAACTCAATTATATCTTCTGTACAGACTAGACCAAATCCAAACACTGCTGGTCCAGATGATGAATATGGATTCGCAGAAACCTATACATCATATAGTTCTACATATGAACCTCAAGTTATTTTAGAAACTTCAGATACTACTTTAGTATTTACTGACTCAACATTAATTAAAACGGATAAACTATAATGACACAACAAACAATTGGCATAGGAACAGGACCAAATACTGGTACAGGTGATCCTTTAAGAACGGCTTTCACCAAAGTTAATGAAAATTTTACAGAAGTTTATAACACAACTAACTCTAATTATACGAGTGCTGTTACCGGATTATCTGTAACAGCTTCTGGATCAACTGCTTATCTAATCGATCAATATTCAGGAAACAATCCTACAGTGTATGTTTCTGGTGGTGAAACCATAGCATTTGTTTTAAATAATTTGGATGGTCATCCGTTTATGATACGGACATCATCAGGTGGTTCTAGTTTCAATATAGGACTAACACACGTTAGCAATACTGGTACAGTTTCAACGAGTTCTAACGCACAAGCTCAGATAAACGGCACTCTTTATTGGAAAGTTCCTTTTAGTCTAGTAGGTTCAACATATGTTTACCAATGCCAAAACCATGCCGGTATGGTTGGTAATGTTATTATTCAACAGCCTGCCTCTTTCGTTGCATCTAATACCACACTATCTCTAACTCAAGCACAAGCTGCGTTTAATAAAGCAAATACAACAAGTAATACAACTATTACCATAACAAGTCTAAAAAGTTTAGCTGCAAACAGTGCAACTTATGCTGATTTTCAAACCGCAATTGCAAATTTATAAACATTTAAAATAAATTATGAAAAAAATGGATGAAAATCTTTCTCAATTATTGGAGATCGAACCATTGGAATCTGCTGGTCAGTTAGTACACACTGACTTAACACCAGATATTGCCGATGATGCTGAGTTTGCTCGGCAGAATATACGTGAGATGATTACCAAAGGTAACTCTGCAATGGACACTTTGATACACGTTGCTAAAGACACGCATCACCCAAGAGCATTCGAGGTTGTGGCCACAATGCTTAAAAATATGTCTGACCTAAATAAAGACCTAATGGAAATTCAAAAACGTAAAAAAGACTTGGCGCCAAAATCTATGAGTGATAAGTCTATGAATATAGATAAGGCTGTGTTTGTTGGTTCAACCACAGAACTGGTAAAGTTTTTGAAGTTAAATAAAGAGAAATAATATGGATCAATTAATTCAACAAATGAAAGTTATTCTGGCAACAAATTTTGCCTTATACTTAAAGTCACACAACTATCATTGGAATATTGAAGGTCCTAATTTTCCACAATACCACGATTTTTTAAATAATTTTTACACTGAAGTATTTGCACAAACTGATTTAATAGCAGAAAATATAAGATACTTAGATTCATATGCACCTGGTTCATTAGAAAGATTTTTAGAACTAGCAGACATTCAAGAAGCAGCAGATGTTATTCCTTCGGCAATGGATATGATACAGAATTTAAAAGTTGATAATGACCGATATATTGTTCATCTTCGTGCAGGTATAGTGGCTGCTGAACAAGCCAATGAACCGGCGGTATCAAACTTTTTACAAGAACTTCTTGGTGCTCATCAAAAGAAAGCATGGATGTTAAGGAGCATTATTAAATAATGATTGATGCAGGTGGTTACCTTGGCAACGCAAACTTAAAACGAACTGGTGTAGAGTTATCTTACACCGAAGAACAAGTTGCCGAAATTATAAAATGTACTGAGGATCCAGTTTACTTTATTAGAAAATACGTTAAGATTGTTAACGTTGACCATGGTCTTGTGCCATTCGAAATGTGGCCATTCCAAGAGGACATGGTACGAACATTCCACGAAAATCGATTCTGTATCGCAAAGATGCCACGTCAGGTTGGTAAAACAACTACGACTGTAGGTTTTATGTTATGGTCTATTCTATTCCAAGACGATTACAGTATTGCCATTCTTGCCAACAAAGGTTCACTTGCACGTGAAATTTTAGGTCGTGTTCAATATGCATATGAATACTTACCACTTTGGTTGCAACAAGGTATCATTACTTGGAACAAAGGCAATATTGAATTAGAAAACAAATCAAAGATTGCGGCCTTTGCAACATCAGCATCTGGTGTTCGAGGTGGTTCTTATAACTTAATTTTCTTGGACGAATTTGCGTTCGTTCCAAAAAATATGGCTGACGAATTCTTTACGTCAACCTACCCCGTCATTTCATCTGGTAAGACTACCAAAGTTATTATTGTTTCTACCCCATATGGACTAAACCACTTCTATAAGATGTGGGTTGATGCGACAGAGAAACGTTCGACCTATAAACCATTGGAGGTTCATTGGTCACAGGTGCCAGGACGTGATGCCGCATGGAAAGAAGAGACCATACGTAACACATCAGAAGAACAGTTCCGACAAGAGTTTGAGACAGA